AGCCTGTATATCGGTCACGTTTTCTTTCAAGGCAAGCTTTGAGGTGTTACTATTTAATTCATTAAGTGCGGCTGGAAGTGTCTTGGTTCCCTGGTCTAATGTATACTGCTTAGATGTCAATTTTGTGAGAATTGCATCTGCCAACTTATCATAGTCAATTAACTTCTCTTCAGTCGCTCCGACCAAGAGGAGCTGGTCCGAAGATGTTGGTGATGTAGCAACTGGTAACGCTGTTATATTCTGATCTGCCATTTTTTATTTCTCCTTCCAGATTGTTATGTGGTTGCCAGATCTGGTTGTAAGCTGTTTTCCAGATCTTGTCGTAAGGTTCAAAGTGTCATATGTAGCGAATGTTCCCACGCACACGCCGCCAAACTCGTAGTCGGAGTTGTTGACCGTAATGCTGTATCCATATCCGATATAGTTTTCTCCGGATTCTGTCTTCCTGCTCCAGGTGAACCATCTGTCCGGATATGTTTTTGTGACATCCGTTCCGTTCTTGTACACGACCGCATTCAGGGTGGTCGTGCCATCGTTGTTGTCATGGTATTTCACATTATAGAGCAGCGTGTTATCTGTCAGACCGTGGAGATCTGTTGTGGTCTCAGACAGCTCCGTCCGGAAGCCTTCCATACTCGTCTCTATGTTCGCTACATTCTGATTTGTTACCACAATAGCTTCTTTTGCCTGATCTGCAGTTCCTTGAGCTTTTTTAATGTCATCTGTCAGGCCTTCTGCATCTGCAAGGATGATTACTGTCTGTGTGTCCAACTCGGACACCCCTCCTGCAGATAAAAGAGTGCATCTGACTGCTTTTACGTTCATGTTTGAGGGTGTATAGATTTTCTGGATCTCGTCATCCGCTGAAGTATATTTAAGCGTGTAGGTTGTCCCGTCTTCTGTCTCCTGAATGCTGTATCTTCCTGAATAGCTTCTGACCAGGCCGTTATCATTCTGCGTTGCCGAGAACGTAACAGATGCCGGTATCAGCGTTTTCCCGTCCTTCTGTTTTCTCACAGCCAATGTTGAGCTATGAAGGTCGTAAGACAGGCCAACCTTGCCATCCGGTGCCTTGCTGATGCTGAACCGCTTCCGGATGTGTGCTCCGCCGGACTGTACAAGGATATATTTCCCGGACCTGGTTGTAAGTCTTAAACCCTTTCGTGTAGTCAGATATCGGTCTCCTGTGCCGTACAGCGCATCAATGTCAACATATCCGTTGTCGGTACTCATGGCTGTAACATAGTATGTCCTGCTTGTATCATCCCAATGTCCGGTTACACCTGCAGATGTAGATACTGAGAAAACGCTGTCATCAGATACATCCGTATCTCCGAGATATACCGTCATTTTTGAGAAACAGTCGCTATAGTCCCCGCCTGAGCCATCTGTGTTTGTATGGACCACGTGTGCATCGTTATTCAATGCGGCCCCAATGGCGTCCAGTGTGGATATTCCCGAAAGTACGGATAACGCCTGCTGTGCTGTCTTAGAAGCAGCTCCAGCTGTCTCATTTGCTGCGTCTGCCTTGCTGGCTGCCGCTGAGGCTGTTGAACGGATTTCTGTCATGTTCTGATTCAACTGGCTATACGTCTGATTCAACGACTGATTCTGGTCATCGAACCAGATCCGGCTGCTCTTGATGCTCTGTGAGCTGTCGTTGATTGCTGACACTACAGACGGGATATCCAGCTTGGAACCGGCTATGGCGGCGTTGTCGGAGACCATCTTGTTGACTATCAAGCCGTCTGCAATTGCATCAGGTTTAACGCCTGTTGAATCGATCAGGATTCCTTTTCCGGTCTTGTCAAACAGAGAAAAAGTGAAATCTCCATTTGCATCCCGTCCGGCCTGCATCCGGACTGTACCATCTGTATCGGACCACTGCTGTGTTGCTCCCTGGATACGGATACCTCCGTCATCGGAAGCTATCAGGAATTTATTCGTTGAGATCGTGCCGGCAAGAAGATCTGCTACGGATACCGTCTGTATCACTGCAGACCGGATCAGCGCCGAATCAATGACTGCGTTCTGTGAGGTCAAGTGGATGTTCTGCAGATCCCCTATTCCTGCTCCTCCGGAAAGAAGCGTTTTGATGTTCGCGTAATTTCCGTCCAGGACATCGATCTTTGCATTCACAGCGGTCAGATCTGTTGTTCTGAGCGTATTGATGTCAGCCTCTACAGCTTCTAGTTTCTTCGTATAAGTTTCTTCGAACTGTGCCGTATTCGCCTTTAGTGTTCCAAACTCTCCTTCTACAGCTGTAATCTTTCCGGACACCTGCAGGTATTTCACACTCAAATCTTTAATATACGCTGATTCAATAATTCCGTTTTCCAGATCGACAATCTGCCTGCTATGTATTCCATCGATTGCATCTCCATCGACCTGGCCATTGTCATTTGTAATGTTATCCACCGTATCTGCGGTATCTTCATACTTTTGTGCTAACTCGTCAAAAGTCAGAACTTTATTCGCCAGTGTGCAGCTATTCTTTTCCGGCGCCTCCGGATAAATTTTCATGCTTACAATGCGCTGCTTTTCTTTCTCTCCAGTAACGTGATCGATCAGAGTTACCGTATCACCGATTTCGTACTGGAGTATCGAATACTTTTGAGAGTTTCGCGATAAATCTACAATATCCGCACTGTATGATACATACGGCTTGCTCATATCCGCCAGTTTTGCTGCAGCATCTTCTTTTAATGAATCTGCGATCGTATATCTCTCATCTTTCCAGATGCAGCGTTTTTTCTTGCTGCTGTACTGATGATTTTCCAGATAAGTCTTTCCTGAATTAACTGTTTCAATAGTTAATCCATCTTTTCCGTATGGTTCTATTTCTGTATAGAAATCATATGTGGAATACTGTACAGTAAGCTTTCGAAGATTCAGCTGGTCTGAAAAATACACTCCCTTGTCGCTTCCGACTTCTGGATATATATCGATGCTCTGTTTTTTAGAATCAATCTTAATCTCGACTCGATATGTTTTTAAGGCCTGTTTCAAGACATCCAGTGCGGACACATTTGCCATTGACAGCGTTCTTTTTTTTAAAATTCTACATTCTCCAACTGTCCATCCGGTTCCGGCAAATGCCAGCTGCAGTGTTGCTTTTATTGTTTGCTCTTCTGACTTAAATGCCCTGAATGGTTTTCCTTCAAGGCTTTCTAAATCCAACTGTGCTGTGATGGTTGCTGTTCCTTCACTGCTTTTTTCGATTTCTTTAACAACAAATCGGTCATCTTTTGTTTCTATGTACCCTTCAACCGCAATAGCTGATCTGACATTTCTGTACGGTACTGAAAACGTAAGTGTCTTATCATCAAGCTCAATCGAGTTTTCGATACACAAATCACTGTATTTCCGCAAACCCTTCACGGGGACTTTATTTTTATCTAAAATTCTAAGCATGTTATCCTCCCCGCTTTTTCATGATTATTTTGCTATTTCAAGTAAAGTCATAAGCTGATTTGGAGTTGCACTCATTTTCTTGAATTCCTCTTCTGAAAAGCGCTCAATATTCACATCGGTTTCCGTATTCATCAACGTGGTGATTTCTGCGTTATATTTAGGGATATCTGTAATCCGGATTCTTCCGTCTTCGTCCATGACGATCTTGCCTTTTTCATCTTTTTCGCCATATTTTCTTAAGATATCGTTTTTAACTTTCAGAACAGGATTTAATACCTGCGTAAGGTTATAGTTGTTTCTTGCAATTTTAAGTGCAAGAACGGGATTATCAATTTCTTTGTTTCCAATCACCGTAAGCACGTTCTGCATGTTCTCAATCTTCTGATTTGTAAATTTCATTTCAATTCTCCTTTACATATATCGCGGTTTGTATTTAATAACAATATCGCATTGATCACTTGTGCAATTAATCGTATTGTTCCCTGGTCTCAGGTGTGGAAATTCCCAGAACTCTGTTTCTGAAAATTTATTTTTTCCCTCTTGGAGAACCGTACAGTCATCTCCACTGATCACTATCTTTTTCCCTTGTTTCAGATTTTTGATAGTTATTCCTTCATCGGATCCGGATACCCGGTCGTAAAATGCGCCAAACAACTGAATCTGTGCTATGTCTGCTTTTGGAGTGATTTCAATATCGCAAGGAGTTGTCAGATTTCCTTCGGCAAGAATAATCTGTACGGTACCATTCACCGCAACTGTGATCTGCTCTGTACTCTTTTCCCACCCCTGCATTGTTACCGTCACTTTATAGTCCCATCTTTTTATGAACTCTTTTTCAATATCAGTAACTTCTGCACCGATATTTATATCAACATTGTCCAGTCTGATCACACTTCCGGTCACAAAGTCATTAACTGCCTCACTGATTCGCAACTCTGCCTCTGTTTTAGTGTTCCCGGATACGATCATTTCTATCTGCACTTCGAAAAAACGCGTCTCAGGAGACCATGACCGGGTCGGATCCGCATTATGATCCAGCCACTCTGTGTAAGTATTTACCTGCCGTGGCTGGATGGTCTGCTGGCCAAATTTTATTTTTCCTTTATATTTCTTTGTCAGATCTTTTCCATCTACTATCATTAACGTTTCCTCGATATTCTCAGTGCTGCCTGGTTCATGAAGTAGTCAATATCCTGCTTATCTTCAAATTTATAATTTCCGTAGAAATTTACGTTTGTGGTTCCGGCAGTCTGAACACCTGTTACATTTGCAGATACAATCAGGTCACTACTAAGGCCCTGTACTGCTTTCTGTATCATTCCCCGGCTGTTCTCAAGGCTTTTGGCAAGTCCCTGAACAAAGTCCGGCATCCAACTTTCGTAGTCAGTCAAAGGTCCTTCATCTGGCACAGAAAAATGAAGGAAAGACCGAATCTTACCTGCCACGTCCGAAGCAGCGCTTGTCACGGCTCCTATGGCGCTTCTGATTCCATTTGCGATTCCATTCACGAAATCTACGCCCCAGTTCCATGCTTTCCCAGGAAGAGAAACGATAAAGTTAATTGCCGACTGAAATCCATTCTCGACTACGGTTCCTAACCCGGACAAGGCAGTGCCAATGTTTGATACCATGCTTCTAAACGCATCAACAGCTGAATCCTTCAGTTTTCCAGCTGTAGTCGTAACTTTTTCTTTAATAGATTCCCAAATTCCATTCGCTATATCTCTTATGCCAATGAATAGTGTTGAGACATTCGTTTTTAGCCCCTGTATCAGTGTTGTTACAACCGTTTTGATTCCTGTCCAGATCCGGCTTGCTGCATTTTTGATATTATTCCAGATGGCCTGTGCATCCGTGCTTAATTTGCCAAAGTCTCCTGTTACAAGATCTATTAGCAATAGAACCGGTGCGAGAATCGTGTTTTTCAGAAGCTCCCATGCGCCTTTTGCGATATCAACAAGTCCGCTCCAGATTGACTGAACTGTATTAACTCCGGTCTGCCAGAGACCTGTTATAGTTCCTATAGTTTCTTGCACTACAGGATTCTGCATGATCGTATTCCATGCGTTTGTGAAAAAATCCGAAATCTGGTTCCAGATTCCAGCCCACCATTCCGGGATTCCTTCAAAAAATGTCACCAGATTATTCCACGCCTGTGGGATTGTCGTCGTGCAAAAGTCTGCAATTTTCTGTACTACAGCATTCACTCCATCCCGAAACCATTGACACTTTGTATATAGAAGGATTAGTGCTGCTACAATTCCGGCAATCACAAATACTACTGGATTTGCTACCACGGCAGAAAAAAGGCCTGTAAAGGCTCCTTTAAGTTTTCCAATCATGCCAGCCATAGTTCCAATAGTCTTTGCTTTTGACATCAGGCCGGTAATTGCAGAAATCCCAGTGGCAACTTTGCCAATCATAATCAGCATTGGTCCCAGTGCCGCCACCACAAGTGCTACTGTTGCAACCACTTTTTTCTGTCCGTCACTCATCCCGTTAAGTTTTCCTACAAATCCCTGTATTACGGTTACTGTCTTCCGGATATATGGCATCAAAATTTCTCCAAATGCTATAGCAAGTTCCTGCAAGGCACTCTTTAGTGTGGTGATCTGTCCGGACAGATTATCCTGCATGGTTTCAGCCATTGTTTCAGCTGCCCCATCGCAGTTATCAATGTTTTTGATAAGTTTATTATAATCATCGTCTGAAGCATTGATGATAGCGAGCATGCCGCTCATAGCCTCCTTGCCGAAGATTGCGGTCGCGGCTTGTGTCTGTTCTGCTTCGCTCATTCCTCCCATTGTTTTTCGGAGGAAATCCATTGTTTCTCTCAGTGACTTCATGGATCCGTCTTCGTTTTGTAACGCTTTATTATACAATCGTACATTTTCTGTTGTGCCTTGCTGTAACTGTGTCAATGCTTCATTTGCACTGGTAAGTTCTGTCTGTTTTATTGATAGCGTAGATGCCGCATTGGAAGCTTCTATTGATTCGGAACCATACTTTGATACAGCAGCATTATAAGCCTGTTGCGCTTTGTCCGCTGCCAGCGATGCTTTCTGAACTCTGAGCATCTGTTGATCTACTTTTGCCTGATCCACAGTGGTTGCGGCTTCTGTAGCGTAAAATCCCCATTTTTCCATGGCATCTCCAACATCCTTTGATGGTTTGATCATGTTCGTCAGGGATGATCTGAGCTGTGTTCCTGCAGATGATGCTTTGATTCCGGAATTTGCCATAAGTCCAATGGCCACTGCCGCATCTTCAGCATTGTATCCAAGAGATCCCGCTACCGGTGCAATGTATTTAAAAGTTTCTCCCATCATTGAGACATTAGTATTTGCGCTCGACGATGCCTTAGCCAGTACGTCTGCAAAATGTGAGCTGTCTTCCGCTTTCATTCCGAATGCCGTCAATGCATCCGTAACAATATCGGAAGTCGTCGCAAGATCTTCCCCGGATGCTGCCGCAAGATTCATGATTCCAGGAAGGCCGTCATACATCTGCTGGGCATTCCAGCCAGCCATAGCCATATATCCCATAGCATCTCCAGCTTCCTGGGCGGAGAACTTCGTTGAGGCACCCATTTCCCTTGCGCGCTCCCGGAGTTTGTCCATGTCTTCTGCTGAGGATCCTGATATAGCCGCCACGTTCGACATTGAACTGTCGAAGTCTGCTGCAGTCTTAACTGCCGCCGTCCCGATGCCGGCCACCGCTGCCGTTACAGGAAGCATCTTGTTCCCTGCCGCTTCTGCCTTTTCTCCAATCTGGCCGGTTACTTCTGAAAGCTGTGACAACTTTGAGGATCCGGATCCAACTGTATCTTCAAGTGATTTCAAACTTTGCTCCGTATCGATAATCTCTCTTTTCAAAGCATCGTACTGTTCCTGAGAAATCTTTCCCTCTGCAAACTGCTGTTGAACCTGCTGCTCTGCAGTTTTTAAATTTTCCAGTTTTTCTTTTGTGCTGTTGATCTCGTCAGAAAGTGCTTTCTGTTTCTGGGACAGAAGCTCTGTGTTTGTCGGATCCAGTTTTAACAGATTGTTGATGTCCCGCAGTTCGGATTGTGTAGTTCTTATCTGCGTATTAACATTTTTAAGGGCATTCTGTAGACCGGTGGTATCACCGCCGATCTGAACTGTTAAGCCTTTTATGTTACGTCCTTTTCCCATGCGGTACACCTCCTAAAATTTATCAAAATCTTCCTGCGTAGCCATCTTGGGCCATTTGTAGTCATCGTTAACTCTTTCCGTAAAGATATCCAGGACAAGGCCCACCGTGAGCAGGTCAAGGTCCTGGATAGATATTCCGGTCTGTACACATCTCAGAAGAAACAGAGGTGTGGTCATATCCCGGCTACTTGGTCTAAGTTTTTTTTTGACTCAACCTGTGTCTGCTGGTTCAGGTTCCAGAGTTTTACTATCTCCGGAAGGATTGTGTAAATAGAGAAAGTATTGAACTGATCCAGCCAGTCATACACATTATCCGGAAAATCCTGTCCTTTTTTCTGTGCCGCATGTTTTGCCATCACAAATGCAACATTCTCAAACATCTCCAAATCTTCAATAGGGATGTCCGATTCGGACACTTGCTTCTTCTTCTTCTGCTTATCCTGTGATTTTTTCACGGACTTTTCAATTTTTGCCATATCCTGAAAGATATCTCTCTTAAACTGAATCCGGTAAATCCGCGGGATGGCGGCAGAAGCTGCAAAAACAACATCTTTTCCATCGATTTCTATATTTTTAGTCAGCATATTTATTCTCCTACTCTACTGGGTCTCCTGTGTTTAAAGACTGCGTGGCTGCAGTAATATTTTCCGGATAATATACAGTTTTGTACCAGCCATCGTATATGGTTTTGTCCGTGTCAACTGTTGTCTGTGCTTTTACGCGACCATTTGGAAGTGGTGCGTTATTGATCGTGATCTTCTCTGTGCCAGGTTCGATATTTTCTTCTTTCGTGCTTGATTCAATCGAAGGTCTGGTTGCCGTACAGTTGTACAGCACTCTTCTGATTGCTTTCTGGTCTCCGTCAAACTCAAACAGGAATGCAAATTTAACTGAATCTGTAGAATCGCTGACCTCGTGCAGTACACTTTTTTCATCCTTCTTTTCTTTAAGAACATCCTGTCTGAAGGAATCCGGAATCAGTGCGAATTCTGCATCTCCCTCGTATCCATTGTTTGAAGCAGATACATAGTACTGGATCCCATCCGCATAAAACGGATTAATATCACCGTTTGCATCAAATGACACTGATACGGAACCCGGAATCGGTTTTGGTGTATCAAATGTGATCGTTCCGTCGTCGCTCTCTTTCTGCAGAGCGTAATGTGCGTTTTTGATGTTATATTTGACTTTATTGTCTTTGTTTCCCATCGTTATACCTCCATTTCATATAAGACTTCATACATTTTTTCTGACTCAAGATATTCCGCTGTTTTTTGGTATGTAATTCCGTATTTTTCCAAAACATCTTCTATCTTCTTTTCGTTTTCCCAGTCTTTCTGATCTGAATACAGTTCAATATCCAAACTATCTATCTTTGCATAGACGATTCCATCTGAAAAAAAGTTATCACTTTCTGATATACGCCACACTAAAAAAGGCGGCTCTATCCAGTTATGAGTTGTAAAATGATCATACTCATAAGGCAGTCCCACCTCATCCAACATATTTTCAATCTGTTCTTTCGACATCATAGTCTTGACATAATCTCCTTTTCCAGTTCTGCGATAGCCGCCTGCTCTGCAGGTTCTACATGCTTGATTGCCGGAACTCGTCCCCCGCCTCTTTTTTGGTGTCCTTTCTCCAAGAGATGTACCAAGGAATACTTTGCGTCATGTACAGTTATAACCAGACTTGTAGAATTCTCTTTTACTACTGTTTTCCGCCAGCCTTTTTTGTATTTTCCGGTTTTTACCGGGGAATTCTTTTTTATCTTTTTCAATGTGTTTCCAGCAACTTTGGTCACACATTCTTTTGTCACTTCCGTACAGTGTTTTCCGTAATTGGCGATCAGGCCGTTGATTTCATCGGCAAGATTGTCAATCTTTATGCTATTACTCACGATCGATTCTCCTGTCTTTATACACCTGTACGATCTTTTCAAGTGATAAATAGAGGACCGGCGGCATGGTGTCAAGCTTTTCCTGAATCTGCACAATTTTATACTGTGCCGGATCTGTATCGTTTTTTTGAGAGTCCAGTATCACAACATCAAGTGTTTCTATCCGTTTTTCTGACTGCACTGCTGCCGGAATGCTGACAAGTCTAGACAGATTATTCCCGGCGGTCTGTGCATCAAAATATCGTCTCTCCCCGATAGTCCTGTGTCCGAATCGGACACCCTGCATTTTTGTACGTACAAGCGTTCTTTCTTTTGTTTCGCAGATACTTAAGATTCCATCAGAAAAGGTTTCGAAATTCTTACGTTTTGCTCTCGGCATATTCTTCCACTTTCTTTACCACCTGCAGGCCGATGATCTCATCTTTGTAGTTTAACCAGAACTGTTTGAGTTCTCCGGAATATTCGTACATCACAAGCTGAAAAAGGAGCGTTTTTTCCTGGGTCTCCCCCAGGAAATCACACTTCCCTACTTTTTCAGAAATGGCAACCATGCCTCTTCGGATCATACCCAGGAGTTTCTTTTTTACTCCCGGATCATCCCACGTAATATCCAGATAGTTCTTGAGTTCTTCCAGTACCTGCAGTTCCTGATCTTCCGTCATGGCTGCCATGTGATCACTCCTTTGTCACTGTTACTGTATAAGTCTTTGTCAGTGCTCCGTCAGTCACTTTGACCTTTACAGTGTTCGCTCCAGAATTCCAGGTTGCTTTTCCACCATTTGTGACTTTCGCTTCACCTACCGTAATTTCGATAGCTGCTGTTCCGGCTTCCGGAAATGCTGTGATTGTATTTGTTGCCGCAGATGTCTTTGCGGTGTATGTCTCTGTATTTGCGTCAAATTTCGGTGCAAGAGACAGTCCGCCAATTCTCAGATCAGACAGAAATGCATTGTCTACGTGATTTTCTTCTTTGTTTACGACTTCGAAGCGAACCGGCTGCAGGTCCTTGATATCGAGAACTACGAATGCGTTGTTGTCCATAGCAAATCCATGTGCGTACATCTTAATCAGGTATACTCTTTCGTCTTCCAGGAATCTGTATTCATCAGAATACTCAATCTTTCCATTCTTTGCCATTCCAACACCAAGGAAGTATTTGCTGGCCATTCCATACACTGCAGTGCCTTCCTTTACTGCTGCAGACTGGATAATTTCTACTGGGATCGGAACTGTTGATACATATACCCCATCCGGAGACATCGCGCGTGTAGCCGGAAGAATCCTCTTCCAATAATCTACCGGGTTCACAAGTAAGATCAGGTCGCTGACCGTTCTCGCCTGTCCTTTGCTGTTTCTTGCCATGATAGAAGTTACATTTCCGAGCTGGATCATATTCAGAGCGGTCATTTTGATTGGCTCTTTTGCTGGATATTCTCCAGAAACAACATTCACGCCATCTCCAACCTGTCTTGCCATTCCGATCGGCATATCTTTTCCGGTACCATTGACAATTCCATACTCCAGACCGTTTGCGAGAGCTTCTGTGAGTACCTGGCGCACATAGTTATCCAGCCATGCAGGTCCTAAATCCAGCATAGCTTTTGATACCGGCAGAAAAGCACTCAGCTTGTCCTGGGTTACATCTACTTCCTTGAATCCAGATGTCAGCTCCTCGATGATCTTTGCGGTAAGCTTGCCCCATGCTGCTTTCTGCTCGCCGTTTGTATTCATCATCATTCTCGTAAGACCGGTTACTGTTGTTGCGTCCAGTCGTGAGATCAATGGATGATTTGTCGTAAGTTCATCAAAGACAGAATCAATGATCGTTTCTGGAAATACCGTGTCAATATTATTAAGCGCCTGCTTCGGATCCGAAGACTTCATTGCGTCAATAACTTTTTCGTAGTATTCCCGTTCTTTACTTGTAAGCTGTCTTACACCTCTCTGTGTAAGCACGTTAGAATCAGCCTGGTTGATCAATTCCTGTGCCTGCTCAAGGACGTTCTGTTCAATCTCCTGGCAAAGTTCCATGAATGCCTCGGAATATGCTTCCGAATTGTTCTCCGCAATAGCCGCGGTCATTTTATTAAGGATCTCGCCTCTTTTCAGTGCCATAAGGTCTTTGTTTTTCATCTCTATTCTCCTTTTCTGAATCCCTGCAGAAATCCCTGCAGCGTATTTTTCTGTTCCGGTTTCTTTGTACTCTTTTTGGTATCTGGTTTTTTTCCGTTCTGCATAAGCTCCAGCTGTTCTCTGAAAGACTTTGTTTCTTTCATGTGTTGCATAACTTCCTGCAGACGTTTCTGCATCTCTTCCACAGTGGCTCCGTTCTGTGCATGCCCATAATCTTCCACCTTGTCGATCAGGCCATACTGCAAACAGTCATCCGGTGTCAGAAATGTTTCCGCTTCCATCATGTCCATCAGCTGCTGTTCTTCCAGACTGGAACGCTCAAGAAAGATCTTCCTGTTGCTGGCCGTAAGTACATCAAGGTCATCCGCCATCTTTCTCAGTTCCCTTGCATTTCCGGAAGCTGTCACCCACGGCTCATGAATCAGCGCTGTTGTTCCTACACCCATGATTCTTTCATCACAGGCCTGCAGTATCACGAACGCAACAGAGTACGCAACACCATCCACGATTCCTTTCACTCTACTTCCAGACTGCTTTAACAGATTGTAGATCGTTACTCCTTCTTTTACGGATCCGCCATTCGAATTTATATGTAATTCAATAGTGTGGTCCGCTGGAATTGCTGCCAGCTGGTCGCGGAAATATTTTGCGGACGTCTCGCTCTCCTCATATTCCCACGTGTTCCAGTTCCAGTCACCATAAGCTGTCACATCGTCATAGATGTACAGAAGATGGACTGCTGGATCTTTCGCTTGCTGAAAGCAGAAATTTGTTTTATTCTGTGTTTTTTTCATCTTTGACATTGTTTTCACCTCCCTCTAAGCTGTCCAGGACTCCCTGTACTGTGCTGTAATTCTTTGTAATGAAATGCTGGTCCGCCCATTCTTCGTTGACCTGTGGCTGTCCCATGGCGCGCAGGATCATATTGATCGTATGAGTTCCAGACTGTACCAGCTTGTCAATGTTTGCCGCATTGCCGAAAACATCAACATGCTTGATATGTGAGGTATCCACCATACATCTGCTGCCCTTCAGAACTGCTTTCCCGTATTTTTTTCGGTTGATCTCACTTTCCAGTGTGCCTGCAAGTGGATCCAGTGCCACGGTCAACAGTTCATCCATAGCCTTACTGTTATCCTGCACATCACCTTTTAAGATTGATGGTGGAATTCCGATCGCACGTGCCGTAAAATCAAACACATCATCGTACATGGCTTTGATATCCCTGGTTGTTGTTTCATTGTAGTTTTTTGACCGATTCGTTTCCGTGAACGTATATCCGTCGAATATTGGCAGTACTGCATTCTCGCTCTCAAAAAACGTCTTGAAGTACTCATTCAACAGTTTTTTTAAGGTTTCATCAAAGTTTTTTGCGTTCGATGCTATTGATGAGATGTTCAGTATGCCTTTTGAACCGTGCGACTGTAGAAAGCTTTTTGCTCCATACTGGATCAGTCTTGCATAAGATCCATACAATCCTTTCAGAACTGTATTTACGTTCTTCCAGTTTGGTCTGATATACATTACATCCGTAGAGCGGAATGTGCGCTGAAAAGTATAGTCATCAACGGTAACCTGGCTGTATGTGTTGCCATACAGGGCGCTCCTGGTCGTGCAGAAAACATCCGCAACATAGAGCTGTCCATCTATGCCGGATACGATCAACGCTTCTCCATTCCGGAACATTTTTTCAACAAGTTTGTCAAAGAACTGTTGTTTATTTTGATTCCGGTTTGGCTCGTAGTTCCAGGAATAGTATTCATCCCGAAAAATCTCTTCATTGTTCAGAAATGTCCGGATCTCACATTTTCCAAGCATTTTTGCAAGAATCTGAATTGCCCGCTGAAAAGCCAGCTCTCTCAGATAAATTTCTGTCATCATACTCTCGATCGGGCTGTCTGCAATTTCAAACGTAATGTTATTTTCAGACTGTTCCGGTTCCGGCTTTCCTCTGATCAGATTCCTGAATGAAAATCCCATTTTTCTCTCACCTCCTCTCAATATGTGATCACTCCGATGTCCGGAACTGCCGTGTTCTGTGCATACGGAATCATATCCTCTATGGTCATTGATGCTACAAGCGCCATGAACGGGTCCGTCTTTCTGCTCTTTGCTTCGATTTTTCCGTAAACAAAATTCCCTATGTCTGCATCATCCTTTTTTCCTAGATTTCTGCCATAGGGAATCATCTTTGTGTTATTTGTTGCCCACCGGAGCACCGGATTATCGCCCCAAACGAAATAATCGTTTGCAAAACAGCTGTCGATCACTGTTGCTACTCTCATTATGTCCGAGGGACGTACTAGCTTTAGATTTTTATAAATCTTTGCATCGAACCCGATCTCGCGGAGGGCTGCTGCCAGTAAGGCATATCGAAAATCATCAATCGCAATCGCTTTGATGCAGTATCTGGTCATTGCTTCTTGAATATAATTTACTATAACTTCCGGATGTATCTCGACATCATCTATTACAGTCAGCAGTCCTTTCTTTTCCCACTCCGTAAGCGGAGCTTTTATTCTGACAATATCCTTTGACTGCTTACACAGCCAGGAATGATTGATGTCATACCGGATATTCGCGTCTCTGAAATGCAGATTTACAGAAACAAGATCCGTAATCTTCGAGAAGTCAATCCCGCAGGTGCATGTCCACCCTGACAGATCCGGTATTTCTCTGTTCGTGAGCTTTATTTTCTCATACGAACATACTTTTATGTCTGTGGATCCGCTTGGGATATTCATTCTCTTTGTCATAAATGCAGTGAGACGATCAGGATGCGCTAACCAGTCGTTGTACTCTTTTCGCATTTCTCCCATTAATGTTGGGAGATATGGCAAGGACGGGTTTGCTTTTTCCCAGTTCTTTTCGTCGTATACTTCTTTTTTACTGTCCAATCTGCAGATAAATGGCAGCATACCATTGTCCGGAAGATCATCAAAAAGAATATCTGCCGCTGTTCCAAGCATATCGTCAAGCGGTCCTTCTCTTATATCTCCCTGGGTAGTGTAGTAGGACCGGCGCGGATGCGGTTTCTTCCCCAGTCCGGTTGTGAACACTTCAATGTTCTTATAGTCCTGATACTGGTGGATCTCGTTAAATACCACCATCCCAGATCTCATACCATCCTTTCCTGACGGATTGTTTGTACGTCCCAGAATCGTTGATTTCGTTTCTGTTCCTATCACCTTTTCAGATGTCCAGTAATAAAATTTTTTTAGTTTTTTCGTGTGTTCAGGCGTTTCAAGAGCTTCCACCACATCTTTGACGGGTCTTAGTGCCTGGTCTTCGTTATTTGCACATATATCAACGTCATATGCGCGGATTCCGTTGTATGGACTCACCAGACAGGCAGCTTCCCAGGCAATCGTGCCATCTTTTCCGGCTCCTCGACCTAACATACAAAACAGATCCGGCCAGCGCGGTGTTTTCGACACTCTCCAATATGTACAATCATGTAGTCCTACTACAAAGATCTGCCAGGGAAACAGCGTTTCGAATGGAAAATACTTAGCAATCCCAATGTATTTCGTTAGCTGCTCACTGTCTACATATATGTCTTCAGTTTCAAAACACTTTCGAACATGTGATACCAGTGCTTTGACATCCCTGGAAGTCCTGATCTTCTCAGCCTCGACGGCCTCCATGAACACCTCAATACGTGGATCACAATTCCTCATCATCATCCCCCTTGATCGTTTCTTTTGTTGTCAGTTCCAGCTTGTCCAGTATCATAAGCATCTGTTTGTTTACGGCCACGAGGTCCTTGACAGATTGATTCTGTTTCACGATTTTCGCCTTGCCGCTTGCGGACATTGTTTCGTATGTCACACCGCGCTTCTTGATATCGGCTTTCAGCTTCTTTTTGACATCATAGAGGGTCATATAGTCGTCTAAAAGGTCATTAAATACAGATATATCTGCCTGTTTTTTCCGTAATTGCTCTTTTAAGCTTTCTAATATATCCGCTTTTTTTTCGGCCATTTTTTCACCCCTATTTTTTATTTTTTTATCATGCGCGACTTTTCCCGGATTTGTCGAGGCCTCCCACCGGTCTCCGGCCGGCCGCCAAAAATCGCGATTTTCTGACCGGGGGGGGGATCAGTCCCATCTTTCCTCAGTCAGTGGTTTCTGCTGGCTTTTCGGCTTCCTGTAGCCATGCACTGCCTCATGACAGTCGTGACAAAGACTCACAAGGTTCCTCTTTTGTATCCCGTGCCACTCATACCATATGTCCAGTGCCATATCCGGATGTTTCCTCACGTAGTTCACGTGATGCACGGTCGTTGCCGGTGTGTATTTGTGATGTTCTCTGCATCTCTGACACTCACTGTGATCCATCTTCAATACCTGCTTCCGGATCTGTTTCCATCGTGTCCACGTATAGAATTTGTGTATATCATTCTGTACGCACCAGCGTGTAAATTCTTTTTCCTGTTCTGTCATTCTTCTTCAACAGCAAAGAGCACCCGGATCATTCCGAGTGCTCTTCGTTCATTTTGTCTGTAAATTCTTTCATCATCTTCATTAGTTGTCCTGCCTGGCTGACGTTTGCTTTCCTGCAGGCTTCGGCGTATTGTTCTGCTATATCCCGTTTCAGTTTATAGCTCTTTGATATCCATCCGGCTTTGTCCTGATATTTCTTTGACGCTACCGTCTGTGGCTTCGGATTACCTGTTGGCACTGTTATCCCTCCGTTTCTGGATGAGATAATACACCAATTTGGCTAAACCGATCGCTACAAAGAATATTCCCAGTTTCCACAGCATACTTTACACAGATGAGTTATTGTGTTATATTTTGTTTAAGAGAAGGGCTTTCGCCCCTCTCTGCTAATTTAATAGCTTATCGAGAATCAGTAGGATGATTCCGATGACCAAGTCCGTTATCGCTCCGAGTAGCCAGCTCTTTAAGTCGATATCGGACTTTTTCTTTTCCGGATGCTTCCGGTTCTTGTTACTCATCTGTTTCTCACCTCCTTATATTTATATTATACTATATGGTGTACCATATGTCAAGTAATATCATAAAAGCACCTAACATAATGTCAGATGCTTTACAGAGGTGTGCTATTGGCCAGATATGAGTATATCTGATCGGAATGGCAGGATTCGAACCTGCGACCTCACTTTTGTAGTGCGCTCTTCCACCTGAGCTACGTTCCGAAACCACTGTCTGTGGGTTGACAGTGGAATTTGCGAAAGGAGGATTTCATTTATTTTTCCTGAAATCCATTGTAATAATAACACAGATAAAGTGTGTCATTCTATGTCATATTGAAATTACAGAGAGCTGATGAATGAATTCTGTGTATATGTTTCCAGCTATAACTCATTCGTACAGCTACTTCCTCCCATTTCAGTCCTGTTATATATCTCAGTCTCAGCACTTCCTGTTCATCCTCATTTTCCATCTGTTTGATCTGTCTCTCAATCTTCTGATAACATCTGGCTTTTTCCAGCCGTTCTGCTTTCAGAAGCTCGATCTGCTCATCCAGAATAGCTATGTAGTCTGACAGATCGGACTGGTTGCTGCCTTTTGGCATCCCGTCATTGGCCACGGAAGGGAACATCTTGTCTGCCCTCAGTCTCTGGATCTCGTCAAGGATATCTTTTTCTCTCTTCACTGCTCTTCGATAGGATTTCAGATATTCTTTTTTCTCTTCGTTTTCTTTCTGGATTTCTGTTTCCACTGGTATCCTCCCCTTTCGATGCTTTTAGCCGGGAACGTGTATGCTCCCGGCTTTCTCTATTTCTTTTATTTATCCGCGATCACGGCATCGGCTCCCTGGACTGTAACCCAGCCGTTTTTGTAGTGAGCTTCTGCCTCCTTCATCTTGATCAGCTCGTCCGTGATGGATGCACTGAGTTCTTTATTCGCCTCTGCCTGTGCTTTTGCCTTAATCTTTGTGTTCTCAGCTTCAGCTGCTGCCTTGACCTTGGCTTTCTTTGCATCTGCTTCAGCCTTGGTCAATTCAATCTGGGCATCCGCTTCTGCCTGGAGCTTTTCTGTCTCCTTCTGGACTTTTACTTTTTCCTGTTCTGCCTGCGCCTGCTGTTTTTCCTGCAGGGCGGTAACACGATTATCAATTGCCTGTTTCAGCTTTTTATCCGGATGCACATCCACGATAGAAGCGTCCAGAACTTCAATGCCATACTTTTTGTGAAAATCCTTGTTAAGATATTCCGTGATGGCATTATTCAGTTCGGATCTGTTCCCGGAATAGATATCCATCATGGAATAATCTGTTGTTACTTCGGAGATCTTGGATTTCAGAACGGTTTTTACGCGATTCTCAACAATATCATTTCCGTCCATGCCTTTGAATTTCTTGTATGTATCAATCACCGTGTCCGGATCATACCTGTAACTCATCTGGAATGACACTGCAATACTGGCATCGTCAGATGTGGCTACTTTGAAGGAGTCATCTTCCTTGCTGCCTTCTCTTTTATCTTTCGTGAGAACAAGGATTTCATTGCTGGTACTAAATTCTTTCACTTTGTTCATTGGTGCTATAAAATGTGCTCCTGGTGTGAGCACTGTATCCTTTACTCCGTCTTTATAATTGTATACGATGCCAACTTTTCCGGTACCAATAAACTTAACCTGTGACACTGTGAAAGCTCCGCCTGCTACCGCTACTGCTGCAATGATTCCAATAATAATTTTACTTTTCATCTTTTATCTCCTTTTCTTTAATCGCTTTTTTCATTTTTTGGTAAGTCTCATCTTCAATTTCAAATTTCTTCTGCTGCCTCTTGATCGACAAGATCACTCTGTTGCCTACCCAAACCATTATCAAAGCAGCAATTCCGAACACCATACCGGATCCCAGAAATATCACCCACAAGCTGTTTCACCTCCTTATTTCGGCCATTTCTTTCCTGTCTTTTTGTCTTTCAGTCCCATGATCTCAAGCCCATGTAAACCTGCCACAGAATTTAAAGCCTGGTATATGTTCCAGATCCGTGTCGGCATGTGTCCTGCACGTCTTATGGCTTCTCCTTCTGTCGGATTCGGGTATCCTTCACTGTTTCTGTAAGTCATCTTATCCCTTCTTTCATCTCTTTGAGCCGTTTCTCTGCGTCCTCACGCCTGGCAAATACGTTCTGCTGCACCTTCCCATCTCTCAGATAGTAAATTGTGTTGTCTTCCAGGTATGGATATCTCAGTGTTGCCCAGTCTTCCGGAAGAAGATCTGTTGCACCTGGGCAGTGCTGGTACAATATACAGTTGTCGCATGTCCCATCTGCGCTTGCCGGCTGCCCTCTGCAGAACTGGATCAATGTGTTATATGCTGCCAGTGCCAGCTCTGGCGTGATGTCCATCTTCTTCTCATGTCTTTTCATTCTGATCTTCTTTCCTGCTGCCCAGTGATGCTCGCATGAATCTTCGTCTTCTACAAGGATTCCCTTGCGGTCACAAAGACCATCATCGTTATTGATACAGGTTTTATATGTGTTTTCCATTGTTTTCTCCTTTTTGTTCATACTCCCCTATCTCTACCGGATCCAGATAGTTCCGGCCGAATATCTCCATGAACTCTTTGTGACTGTGTTGCTTTTCAAATAGTCTCTGTGCTGTCCGCTGTAATTCGTGGCGGATCCAGGCGTTGTTGTGCACTGCTTCCGGACCGTAGATGTGATGGTCATGACACAAGTATACTTTCAGGCCATATTCCTCGGAGTTCTTCCGGTTCGGCCCTCCGAATATATGGTGCTCATCCAGGATCCTGTGTTCGTTCCAGTTGTCGTGGAGTGTTACGCAGAGATAACAGGTCCTGCTGTTTTTATCATGTAGAATACTGGCCGGATGGCGCATTCTCTTTTTCTTACTTTTCTGTTTTGGAAATAACATTTCTGCCCCTTTCCGGGGAGGTCAGGGCCTCCCCTTATGTAGTTGTGATATATTTGGATTTTCAAAAACACCCTTTACTCAATCCATGGACGTCCTTTTTTGTCCACTTTTCCATACAGCCATTCTTCCCAGAAGCTGATCTCTCGTAACCTGGAGAATGGTATGCTTCCAAAGGTCCGCATTGCTGCTGCCACGTAATCCGCCCAGCCGTATAATGTGAGCGTTTCAAGATATTCTTTCCGGCTTATTGCTTTTTCCGGAATAGCTTCCGGAATAGTTTCATTGTTTTCCGGTACTGGGTCGGACTTCTGTTCTTCTTTATGGATCCCCGGTACAGAATCTTCTAGTTTCTTCGGGATATCTGGTTCTTGCACCGGTTCCGGCATATATTCCGGATGCTGATCGATACTGTCCTGTCCAGGGATCTGTTCTTCCTGTTGCGCCGGCGCAATCTCTGGTTTTTCCATCACCTTCTCCGCCGAAATATCCTCATGTACATTCCCGATGTTTTTACCGCTATGCTCTGGCATTTTCGGTTCCACAGGTTCTTCCTGCTTCTGGGCTGTTGTTCCCTCGTCCGGCAGTACCCCGAAGCATTTCTCCCAGGTATGTGCCCCTGCATCGTACTCATCGAACAGGCTGTGCACAACATCGAGAAAATATCGATATGTGATATCCACCGGTGTCTCTCCGAACACCTTGACCATGATCCCTTTTGTTTCCTCGTAAAACATCAGATACACAGTGCCTTTCCGGTAACTCCTGCTGCCGGACGGGCTGATCATCTCTGCCAGGTCTTTTGGTTCCGTGATCGAGCTGTACACTGCGTTGAGGATATCTTTATTTTCCCTGCAAAACTCCTGTATCGTTGCTTTCAGCTTTTCTTCCGGGCTTTTTGCATCCTTCCAGTCAAGCAGCCGGGCCGGATCTGCTTCATTTTCTTTTTCAAACCTCTGGAATTCTCTGATATCCTCCCTTTTCACTTCCGGCGTGAACATCTGCCGGTCTGCTTCCTGTACCTGCAGGAGTTCGGTCAGCTGCGAGAACTTAAATTCCCGGTACTGTTCTTTCAATTCCGGTGTATCCCCATCTGCAGAATATGTTTCGTATACGTTCATAAAACGGCTTACACCTGTCCTGGTCATCCCATATTCTGCTGCCGCAAATTCCGCGATCGTACTGTATCCATCGTTCTTATAAGCGCCTGACCGGTCGATCCTGCTCAGCTGCCATCCGATCCGGACAAAACTCTTTACTATACCTCCAAGATTATTTTTGATGTCGTTTTTACTCTGGATGTATTCATCCATGCTCAGCTGTACATATTCCATGCTTTCCTCCTTATGCGGTCACTGACTTTATCTGATCTTTTTCCTCTAATGCTTTTATGTATCTTCTCAGATGCCTTTCTATCCTGATTTCATCCGGCTTTGTATCCCGGATCCCATACCACTGTAATATCTTTGTCCCACAGATCTCTATTGTGATATACGGTGTTTCCGGCGCTGACTTCGAACGCAGGAAAAGGATCGTACTCCGGCCGGTGTTATGCTTATTCAGATAGCTGTCCCCACCGACACAATGATGGAGGATCCTTCCTTCTGCAACGATCTCTTCTGCTGATCTTGCCGGCCGTATCAGATAATCCTCGTCTTCGTAAAAATATTGGTTTCTCAGACTCCTGTAGTTTTTTCGGATGTCCGGATATTTTTCGCTTACTGTCTGTTCTCTCTTGCGGATCTCTTCCACATTTGTCTCAACGACCATCTGGTCATGGGCAAGCCTCAGATCTCTCGGAAAAAGGAAAATCTGGTTATGCAGATCGTACCCTCTCTGTATCCTCATATGCAGATAATCCACATAAGTGCGGGTTACACCGCTTACGGCACCTGCCGCCCTTCCGCACATGGGTTCCTGCATAGTATCCGGGATCCCGCATCCGGAATATTGCTCTATCCGGTGCATGAACTTTGCTACTGTGGTATATTTCAATATTTCTTCCAGATCGCTCTGCCGTACCTGGCTTTCCGCAAGGAATATGCTTTCCTGTACTGTCACGTGGAGTCCCATCCGTTTCTCCATCTGCCACACTTTCAGATAGTCAGGGTTTCCCTGCAAGGTCTTCAGGTCCCTGAGCCTTCTTTTATAGATTCCAAGAAAACATTCCGGCTTTATGGCATCCTTGTCTGCTATGATCCCGCAGTAGCCCTCTACTATGGATTCCGCTATATGATGTAATCCCATTTTCACAAACATCTCTATCTGCGGCCATTGGATATATCTTTCGAGGTATTCTTTCAGGTTGTACATGGTCTTATGTTTTCCATACATCTCTGCTGCCGAATATCTCAGGAATGTGGTCCGGAGTTCTTTGTAGCTTTCCGGATATATCTTTGCTGCTTTAATCGAAATGTTGTTCATTCCGCACAAATTGCAGTCATCCCAGAATTCTCCGGAGTAAGAACTAAATTTATGATAATCTGTCTGTGGCCTTTTTCCTTTTTCCAGGTAAGTCCTTGCGATCTCAGTTATGATCATCTTTTCGCCTGCGCCTGTCATGATCTCTTTTTCATCCAGGAAAGTATCCAGTCTGTATATTTTTTCTATCTCCACGTATCTGATCACTGCTCCGTCGTCTTTATATCTCTGTGCAATAAAGCAGTTCATCCTATGCCCCCATACTCCTTTGGCCTTTCCCTGGGCTTTATACACCCCTGTAGCACCACAATGAGGGCACGTTCCCACCGAATCATGTTGCGGGACCGGGATTATCTTTTCAAACTGTCCCTCGTAGGTGTCTTTGCTTCTGACCGCTGCCTCCGTCACCTGTCCGCATGCAGAGCAGGCTATATCCGCATATCTTCCATGACGCTTGTAGTACAGGATGTGTTTTGTTCCGATGCCTGTTTTTTTCGCCCAGTCTTCCAGTCCTTTCGGAAGCGGCGAGGTGTTCTGTTCCCGTTCTTTAAGCCTGTCCGCACGTTTGTCTTCCCTTTTCTGGACTCTTTGCGCTTTGATGTTATAGATCAGGCTCTGCAGGGCACCTACCCAGGTGGTGTATTTCCGTTCCCACGTATCTCCAGCAAACTTCCACACCATATCTCCCTGGGACCTAGCCATATAACACTTGTTGTCTCTTTTTTTGCAGTTACTGCCGATCTTTTCCCTTTCTTCATCCAGCCCTGCTGCCGACCAGACGCCTGCATCCGGATAATACAAGCCCCAGTCCTTCTGGGTAAACACCATCCGGATCCACGGGGTCTGCAGCTCCCGTTTTTTGTTTTCGTAAACTTCAACAAACAGATGGCTCTCTCCACGGATATCCTGGAAAAATGCAACTGCTGTGTTACGATACTGTTTGTCTGCCCTGACACCGCCCCGGAATGGGATCTTTTCTATCTCCTTTTTCTTCATTTCCTGCTGCCTCCCAGATAGTAATCACGGATCAGTTTTTTTGCGGTACCCATGTCCGGATCTCCGAAAGTTACTCTTCCGGCGTTGACTCCTGCAGCCTTTATGATCTCCTTGTCTACAGGTACCTGGTTCTTAAAGGCATACTTCAAAATCTCTGCGATGCACTGCTTCAGGCTCTTTCCTTTCTTGCGGACCTGGTGTGCGACCATCTCATCCTCCATGCAGAGCCCACGGATATACTCCACCCAGTCATTCATCAGACCGGCCAGTTTCAGAGATTCGCATTCCACATCCAGTTTCCCCATGGCAGCCGTCACAGTATCGCAAAGATATGGGATATTACCGGACTGATACATCTCAACATAATCTTCCGGGATGCCATTCTCCTGCGCCATCGTTTTCAGGCTCTGGATATCTCCTTCATTCAGCAGGTTCTCTGCAAGTTCGTTGATCTCCCTGCAGCTGCTCATCTCTCCAAATCTTTCGAACATTTACATCTTCTCCTCGTATTATATAGTAGTAGTTTTTAGAGACCCTCTCCAAGGTCTTT